ACGTGCGAAGAACTGTTGGTTCTCAATTAAGGTTCCGTACATTGTCTTCCAGCCTACGATACGAAGCTGGTTAAGCACGTCGCTTTTGTCGGCATCCTTAAGGTAAGTAAACTTGGCATCGTCGAGAACAACTTGCCCGTAAGCGCCTCGGCCCAGAACGAACGTCGGATAAACGGTCAGGCCGGTGGCCGGCGCCGCGGGCGGAACCTGCGCCAAACCCAGGGCGGTGATCACCACCGTGGTGTTCGGCGTCAACTGCGTGGCCTGGCCGGCCAGGGGGCCGACGATGGGGCCAGAGGCGGAGAGACCGAGATTGGCCGGGCTGGCGGTGGTGCCGACGTAGACGTTGAAGGTGTAGCCGACGATGTTGGGCAGCGTCACACTGATCGAACCGTTGGGGCCGGTGACGGCGATGGCGCCGGACACTTGATAGATACGGCTCTCGTACTGGTTCTGCGTGTCCGAGGCGGTGACGGTGATGTAGTAGTTGCCGGTCGCCAGGGAGCCCGCCGTGCCGGCCGTGCCCGAGAGCTGGGCCACGCCCGTGAAGGACGGGACCATGTTGGACTTACAGAAGCGGATGCCCGACCACTCGCCGGCCTCATAGTTGTAGAGGCGGTTCAGATCGGAGTAGGTCCAGGTCTGGATCACAGTCGCGTTCTGGCGGAAGTCGGCCACGACCAGGGTGTGGATGATGGCGGCGTAGTGCGGCATAGCGCGAGGATCGGACGACGCCTTGGCGCCGCCGGCATCCGCGTCGATCTTCATGTCCGTGCGCTCGTCGCCCATGTAACGCGGCGCGCCCAACGTTTCGAGGGCGGCGTCGGTGCGGATCACCGTGGTGGTGTCGAGCACGTCGCCCGCCACCAGAGCGGCGCGCGAGCCGCGGGAGTTGACGTAGTTCACCTGGGTGCCGGCCATGAGGGCGTTCATGGTGTTGCGTTCCAGGGTTTCCGCCAGCTGCAAGGCGACCAGCTCGGTCGCTTTCTTGAAAAGCGGGTGCTTGATGGTCATCTCGCCGATGTCGGTGATCGTCACCCTGTCGCCCCACTGGAGCGCGGTAGCGGATACCTGGGTGATGGTCATGGTCTCGCCGATGGGCGGGACACCTTCGGACAGCGGCGCGAACGGGAGCGGCAGACGGTTGTAGCGGGTGGCGGTGTAGGTGGTGCCGCGACCTTTAGGCAGGGTCAGCGGGTCGCCAAACTGATAGGCGACGAGCTGCCGCCGGGCGAGCGGCAAGGTCTCGTCGGCGATATAATTTTCGATGTCAGAGGCAAACTGACCCGCAGTATTGACGGCCATGGACTAGGCTCCCGCTGTTGGGCGGGAGCAAGTCGGCCCCCGCTAGATGCTCATGTTCTCCAGCCGGCGGGCGCGCTGCTCCTTCTCAGAGCCACCGCGGCGATTGCCTGCTGGCACGTCGCTAGTGGACGAAGACGGACGCGCCTGCTGGCGGGTTCGATTCGTGGCGGCGGTGCGCTCTTGCTTGGCTTTGGCCTTGGAGGCGCCAGCAAGGGCCTTTTCGCCGATGACGTACTTCAAGACCGTCTCGCGGGGGGAATTGAAGCCTAGCTGCCGAAGGCGCTGAAGCTCGCTTTCCACCTCGTCCTTGTATCGGGCGGCGACCGTGTTGCGGGCGCACATCCCCTCGAAGGCCGTTCGATCCGCACTGTCTTGCGACTGGAACTGGATCTGGTTGAGTTGGTCTTGGAATTTTCGACCCTGCTCATTGAGCAGGTATTCGGTCCGCTGATCGGGATCCATGTTCGCCAGGCGCTGGGCGCGCTGCTCGGCGGTCTCTGGAGGCGGACGGTTTTGACCCTGACGGAGAGCTTCAAGTTCCCGTTTAGCCGCGGCGGCTTCCGCCTTGGCCTCTTTGGCTTCTCGCGCGATGACCGCAAGGCGGCCTTCTTTGCGAGAAGTCTTCGCGCTTACTTCACGCGATCGGTTTTCTTGCCCTTCATCCTCTCCGTCATCGTCGTCTTCGACGAGATCGGTTTGCTCTTCGCCTTCGTCCCCGTCGCCGGCATCATCTTGCCCTTCATCATCTTCGACGCCATCGGAGCCTTCTTCTTCTTGGTCTTCAAAGTCGCCTCCGTTATCATCTTCGGGTGAATGCAGGGCTTGAGACCAGGATGAGGTCGCAAGCAAAAGCCTCTTGAGAGGATCCATCAGCTTCTCCTAGTCGGTAACGCCGACCGCTCGCAAAGGGTGGGTAACGCCACACCACTCGGAGCCTGAACAAAAGCACAGCCTAAGCCGTTTGTCAAAATCACATTTTCCTCGGCATCCCGACAGCGCCGGCCGCGGGCAGTCGATCGGCATGGATCATACCGGGCGGCCCCTTCTGAACAGACGGGCCGGCCTGGGCTCCGCCTTTCGGCGAGCCCGCCACACCCGGCCCTGCGCCGCCCGGCGCTCCAGGCAAGCCGCCCTGCTGTTGCTGAGCCATGTTCTTCTGTGCCTGCTGCTGGGAGTGCAACATCAGATGGTAGCGGAAAGTGCCGTGCGGATCGCCGCCGGCCTGCATCGCCTGCATGTGAGCCTGCATGTGCTCGGCGTCGTTGTCAGGCGGGTGGACCGGAAGGTTGAAGCCTTCCGCCAGCATCTCGTTCTCCTGGTCGGGCGGAACGGAAATCTGCTTGGCCATGTCCTCAAAGATCAGCGGCGCCAGGCGTGGGCCGAACGCAGCCTCGACCATCTGCATGATCATCGGCGCCAGCTTCAACTGGTAGCCCTGATACATCTGCGGCGGGATGCCCTTGATCACGTTGACCATGGCGATCTGCTGCTGGATCATCGCCGCGTTGCGCGCGGCTTCCACCCCGAACCACTTGAACTGGTAGCGGTGGTTCATCTGCAGTGGCTCGACCTCCTCCATCTGGGCCTTCAGGCCCATCTCCCCGAAAGAGCGGATCATGATCGGCTCATCGCGGAACTGATGGTCGTAAGCGGCGACGCGCTGCAGCAGCGGCGTGAGGATGCCTTCTTCAATGTTGATCACGGCGTCGGCGGTGGTGAGGATGTCCACCTGTTGTTCGGTGGCCATTTCCGCCTGGTTGCGTTTCTTGGCGCCGCCGGTGGACTGGGGGATCATCGAAGGGTTGACGCCCAGGGTCTGAAAGATCTGCACCTTGATGGCCTCGGCGCGTTCCTGCGCCGACTTCCAGAGATCGGGAAACTGGGCGAACTTGGTATCGTTCGGGCTAGTCTCCCACACCGCGCCCAAGCCCATGATCATGGTGCCGACCTTGGGGTTCTTCTCCGGGTCGGTCATGGTGATCGGCATGGCGGCGAAGTGCGCAGTGTCGGCGCCCTCGTTTATGGTGTCGTTGGCGAACACCTGCATGTCGATCACTTTGGAGATCGGCGCCACGCCCTTGGACACGCCGGCCAGTTTGCGCACGGGCACGCTCAGGATCGGAACTTCGTCACACCAGTAAGGGTTCAGCTTGGCCCCGAGCACTTGGCTCTCGCCGCCGAAATAGGCGCGACACAACCGCTCCTCGCCTTCGACTTTCAAATGGCCCCACGCCTCATAGACCAAGGCGAACTTGCCCTTGGCCTTGATTCCGGCGTCGGTGGCCAGTTCCTTCGACACGTCCTTCGTGTCGTCCTTGGTAGCCTTGTTCATCGAGTCGATAAGGGCTTCGCCCTCCTTCTCGACGATGTCGCCGCGCTTCATCAAATCGCGAATCTTGGTCTTGGTCCAACGGCGGATCACCACAACCCAGCCGCCCGCGGCGATGGCCTCTTCAACCGAATTGGAGGTGGCGGGCAAGATCAAAACGTCGGCGTCGTGCAGTACCTCGATGTCGGGCATTCCGCGCTTGATGGTGATCTGATCGATGTCTTCAACTTCGCCCAGCGCCTCTTGCTCCAGGCCCGCCGCCTTGACGGGCTTCTTCACCCGAGAGGCTAAGGTCTTCTTGACCTCCTTCCACCCAACGTAGACGGACATCTGCCCTTCGGCGTCGGCCGATCGGCAGAGCGCCGGCACAATCTGCGTGCGCAATTTGGCCTGACCAACGTAGTGCTCCAGCAGCGCCATGGTGGC